GCGGTCTTGTTGTTCGCGGGGGAATTGTTGATGAGAAGCGGAACCTTAGCCAACGTGGTCGAAGACCCGACGTACTGATACGCCATGTCATTTGGGTTGACGAGAACGTTTCCACCGACGTTGTCAAACTGTGCCCGATCCAGCCCAAGGTAGAAGCTGTTGACTCCACGATTCACGAGGAGTTCCACACCCGTGTAAATTGAGTTGGTCAATGTGTTGAAAGACGGAATGCTGAACCGAATCAAAAGGGGATCAGAAAGCGTGAGAGGCAAGTACGTGAAAATGTTGCCGTAGGTGCCCGTGGTCCCGTAGGTAAATGTAACGCTTTCGTTTTGCTGACTGAGCGTTGTCCCACTGACATAGATGTCCACGGTGCCGAAGACGTGTTTCTGTCTGATGGGGTCCCAGTCGCGAAGCATGTCCACGTCGCCCGCAGCGACCACTGTCGCTGAAACGATGCCGGGTGTTTGCAAAGCAGTTACAAGGTAGCCATGACGAGTTCCAGTGTCCACGCCCGTAACGGTGCGGGCTTGGATCAGGGCGGCGTACTGAGAATTCGATTGGCTGTCTGAGCCGAAGGTCGCAGGCACGAGGTTCGTGACGTTGATTCCAGAGGGCAAGCCGTTTACGATGGAGCGAATGGTTCCTGCACCCACGTTACCGACCGAGCCCGTTGTAGCGCACTCCGCAGGCACGGTCACTGCCCACCAACCCTGCACGGCGTTGTAGAACGAGTTCAAGTTGCTGACATCCAATATCGCCGAACCGCGAGTAATGAAATTCAAAGCAGGCGTGTTCTGGTCGGCGATGGTTGCGACCGTGGCGTTCTCTTGAATCGTGATGTTCTGCGTTGGCTGAACGTAGGTGTAGAACGTCAGGATGGTGGTTGCTGTAGTCGGCCCGCCACGAGGTATGCCTGCCTGTTCGCCTAAGATGTTGAACTGGGTGTCGATTAAACTCTGAGTGTCGGTCGGATTGAATCCATACGCACGAGCGATCTGCTGCTTATAGGGGCTGGAATTGAACGGATCGGATACGCCATCGCCGTTGGCATCATCCACTTGAGAGATGGCCGAAATAGAAGTCGAGACGCGAGCGAACCATTCGCGGACACTCATGTTCGACAACTCGACGGCGACTGGATCGACGATGGTGTCGCGGATTTCACTGCGAGGCGACAGATCGAGGTTTGGTTGCTGCCGCAGGATTTGGCTGATGATGCGGCTGGCAATATCTTGTTGCCGCTGGAGCACGGGGAAATCCGTTGGATTAACGACCTTCAAGTTCACAAAGCCGCAAGTCAGGGGACCGTTTTGCTGAGATTCGTAGACGGCATTTGAAGCTGAATCCTGAATCACCGTGCTGAACATGGCGAAGAACTCAGTCGTAGCACCCAAGAACGACTGCGGAACATCCACGGTGCTGTAATTCGTAGGCAGCGTTGTTTCGGTCGTGGTGGTGATTGTCGTGTTGCCGTTAACGTTCGTCGTGGTCTCGGAGTCAATCACCGTGTTGACGGAACTGCTGATATCCGTAACCAGACCGCCGAATTGAACGAACGGTGGATTGATGCCTGCGGGGTCCGTGGAAATCATGACCCTGACGCCGAGGAATGTGATGTCGGGATTCGAGGAGAAATCAGGAGTCGCCCATTGCAACTGGCAATCGGTCTGATTCATCTTCGCTTGAATTGCCGATGGCGGGCCGATCTGGACTGCCAGATTGCTCTGGAAAGAAATCAGGGTGAACTTGACGGTTGGCGTGATCGCCAGCGGGCCGAGGTTCGTCCACGTGATAATCGTAAGGCCGCTGCCGTCAGAGGTCGTCCCGCCGACAGTCAGGTTCCATACGGGCTGCATACCGCCCGATGTGCCGCCCGAAGAGACTTGTACGTTTCCATTCGGATCGACGAAGGTGTACCCAGCGGCGAACGCGGTCAGGTTTGCCCATGCTCCGAATGGGTTGTAGTTTCGTCCGACAATCTGCACCGTGGCTTGTTGTACGGCGGTGTTTAGGGGGACGCTGGCCGAAAAAGTGTTGAACCCGTTCGCCGTGGTGAATGTCGTGACGACGATGGTTGTGTTGTAGATCGAAATCTCAAGGCGAGTCGTATTCAGATCGGCGTTTACGGTGATGGGCAAAACCGACGAATCGACAGACAGGATGTTGCTCGGTCCCACGATAACGGGGGTCACCAACTGAAGAGCGGCGAGACTGGTTACTGGTGTTGGCATTAGTTATTCACCATCATCTGGAACGAAAGCGGAACGGACGTGCCGTTGAAAGTCGAAATCACCGCCTGCACCTGCACAGAGGTCGGATTGTTTGGATCAATCTCTGCCGTCACGAATTGGATATCCTTCATCATTTCCAGCGGGTCCATATTTCCACCAAACGTGGTCTGCACGGTTGCCTGAGCCTGCTGTACGTTTTGCATCTGGTTCAGGGCGGCTGTGACCGAGGTCTGGATATCGGTGTCTGTTAATTGAATACCCAACTTTTTGCCCACATAACTCTTAAGCGGGCAGACAAACGATGGGTAGAAAGCACACCGAGAAGTCAGAATCCACTTGAGACCTTTTTGAGCCAATTTCGCCTGCTGAGTGATACGCAGGAAGCCCCCGCCCACTTCAGGCTTAAAGTCGTTCAAAACACCCAACCCACTGCACTTCAGGCAGTATCCCTGCGTTGTCAAGTAGCTGACCTCAATCAGCGGGATCACGAGGCGGACGGCCTTATTGAACACGATCTTGTAGAACACGTCGGTCGTCTGGTAGGCATCAATTCGGTTGGGATCGAGCAAAATCGACCACCCATACGTCGGATCGTCGGGCTGAATTTCTTCTCCCCTGATCCAGATGCGGACCATGTCGAATCCGTTAATCGGAGCCCGAGTGTTCAACGCCGTGTTCTGAGCGTAATGCAGCGTGCGGAAGTCGTTGAAGTCCACGACGTACCGCTCAAAGCTCTGCTCATGGTCGCAGGCACCGATGGGCTGCTGCGTATTAGGGTCGATCACCAGAACGTTGTAGTCGAATGACATGTTAGCTAGTCGGCTGTGCGCCTTCCTTCAGGTCAACGGGACCACCCGGCAGGACGCGGCCATGCTGCTCCATTTCGTAAGTCGTCGGAGGATCAAGCTCGTGCACGCGATACCTTGGCGTCGTCGAGCCCGCAGGGTACACGTCGGATTGGTCCTTCACTAGAACAGCGGAGTATGTCGGAAGTGCGAAATAGCCGTTGATTTTAGAAATCAAAGCGGGAATTGAGGTAGGAGCGTCCAAAGCATTTTCGGCTTTATCCTCTGTCTTTTCAATAATATTGCGGAGATGATTCATGTGGAAAACCGCATCATCTTGACGCTGGAGCCGTTCCTTCAGAAACGCCTTAACTTGCCCCATCGCGACCATTGGAAGATGGTCATCGCGGTGGACGTACTGGAAGTAGCCAGCTTGAGGCGGCTGCCATGCGGCCTTGGTGAAAGTGGGACTGAGTTTTTCGTCGTTGACGGTCGCGTAGAACTGCTCTAAAGCACCTGCGGTCTTTCGCAACTGCTGAGCACGAATCTGGTAGTGCTGCTTGATTGCGGTCCAGCTTGAAGCAGATGCGGCTTTACTGAAGACTGCTGGGGCTGGAGTGGGCGGCACTCCATTGTTGTACCAACTCTGAAAGGCGTTGAACTGTGTCTCGGAAACATGTCCGAGCCAATTGAACGGCGGTCCAGTGTAGGCGTATACGTATGGGTTCTTTCCAGCCACATTTATCCTCTTTACGAAACGATCTGCAAGTTGTGAGTGTAGATGAACTTGCCGGGTTTCACACCGCAGGCGAACGTCTTACCGCCTATGTCAATGTGAGCGATACGGCGCATACCCACATGCTGCACATCAGCAAGCTCGGACCACTCGGGGCCGTTGCCGACATCCGTAGCGACGTGCATACCCACACGGATTTCGTTTGCGCGGATTGGAATTTCAGAAAGCTCCAAACCGTCTGCCAGTGACTCCATGCCCTCGCGAGTTGGGACTGGGGTGGTTTCGGAAACCACTACCTCTGCCCCGTTCTTAGCCACGAAATGAATGCATGGTGCTTCGCTGAATTGGTAAGCCTTAACCTGATTGATCTCAGACGCCAGACCGTCTATGACAAAGTCGGCATCTTCACCAACGAGGCAGTCCAAGGACATGCCGACATACACGTCGGAGACTTGTTGATCCTCGTTCAGGAACATTTCGATTGCAGGGCATCCACCACCGCCGCCTCCACCACCAATCGGAGCGGGGTTACCGTTGATATAGTTGTTGGTGTCCTGATACGTGACGCTCAGACCCGTTAGGCTGTCAGTCGCCGTGTAGCCGAGACTGAGAGGGGTGCCCCAAGCATACGCCGAAGTCGTGTTCAGCGTAATCGTTGTGTGGTATCCGCCAGCAACGGGAACTGGAGCACCCGACGTGCCCGTTCCGATAGTCGTCTTGACCCCTGAATGGATGCGGAAGAAATCAGCCGAGATCGGACCATTGTCCGTGGCGAACACCACCGCCGTCATGGTGATCGCACCTGTGATGGTGTAGTTCGGGGCGGTGCCAGTCTTCGGCGATACGGCGAACGAGAAGTTTGTGGGATTCGTGTACGACACACCCGTCGTATTGATGTTTGCCACAACACCGTTGATATAAGTCACTGTCCCAGTTGTGAACGCCGTGCCGTTCAAGTACGTAAGAGTACCTGTGACTAACATGCTCAATTGGAAAGAACTGTTGGTCGTCTGGTGTGGCACATGGCACGTTATCTGCCAACCCGTGAGGTAGCCGTTCGGATTGATGATCGCGGTGGGTACGCCTAAGACGCTGACACCGCCCGAGGCCGATGCACTCGCACTGACCGAATTGCCCGTACCAAACAAGCCCTGCTGTTCGGGGCTCATCGGCTTTGGCAGCGTTACTGTGAAGACGTGTGTGGAGCCGCCATCGGCAACCGTTGTGAGCGGCGAGGTTGTAAGCGTGCTCGTGTACGGCGTAGCGGGCTTGACCATGTACGCCACTTGAATTGGGAACGTTAATCCACCGCCCGAGGCAGACGGGGCATAAAGATCATACGAATTATTCGGGTTGTTAAACCACGCGATGTCGTCCGCCGTGATAGTGAGATTGGTGACATCAATACCCGTAAACGCCCACGAGGAACCGTTATATCCCACTGTCAAATACCCTGATGGGCTGGTGCCGACTGAGCCGAGGCTAATCAACCCCTGCCATGCTGAATTGTCACCCGAAATATTCACTGCCCCCGAAGAGATGGCCGAAGCGTAATCAGGGGAGGCACCGTTGTACACCGCACCACCGAAGTTAAACTGGGAACCGTTGTCGAAAAGACGCAAGCTTCCGCTGGTGCCTTCCAAAATCGGAATGTACGGAATGGTAGTGTAGTGCACACCAAAGATATTCAGTGAAAGCGTGTCAGTTTGTCCCTGCACCTTCAACGCTGTTGGACCGCCTGTAGGCGTCAAACGCAGCACGCCAGTTGGGTTGGCCGTTGTCGGAGGGGCCGAGATCAATGCCACTGGGAACGACTGTGGGCCTGCGCCCGGGCCTTGTGATCCACCGAATGGAGCTTGCTGCCCCACTTGATACGTGATCTGAAAATAGCTATTGTTGTCGTAGCTGAACTGGCAGCTTAGGTACTGGTTGTAGATGACTTCAATTGGGTAAATTCCGGGTGTCGGGAAAAATACCTGCGAAGAAACGATCAGCGGGTGCGCCACTGCCGATGGGTTCGTCGAAACAATTGCGAGATTGTAGCCCGCTCCACCAGTGGGTCCTGTCGCTGGGAATGGGTGAGCACCCGAGTTGCCGCCGTTAGCATTCTGGCTGGCGAACGTTGCACCGCCGCCGATATAAACCGCGAAGGCCGACACGTTGGCGTAGTTTACATAGAAAGTGTACCAGCCCGCTGTTTGAACGACGAGACTCGGCAGCATGTCCAGAATGAAGCCCGGGAAGTTGCCGCTTGAATTGTTGGTTGTGGTTCCTGCGAGCGTCAACTTGCTCGCAAAACTTCCACCCGCCGTCTGTTGTACGGCAACCATCGGATTGAGCTTGTAACCGCCGCCCGGTCCGACGTTCGTTGGCTGGTTGTTGAAGCCGTTGATCGGGTAATTCGAAACGACTTGGTTAAACACGAGCGAGTTGACGCCGTTGGTCGTGCCTAACAGCGAGCCGAATGATCCGGGCCAGCCGCGAAGGTTTGTCGGACAGGTGAAAGCTTTAACTGTGAAGGAATTTTCGACCGCGATTGGACCGTTGACTCCCTGCCATGCAATATCAGCAACATTGGACGGAGCTACGCCCGCGTGCGAGGGCATCGTCGCCACGACTTGATCCGTGCCGCCGCCGTTCGAGCCCAGAATAGGAATGCTGAGCGGGTTGCTAACAGCGTTGCCAGTGACCGTGTCCACGAGGACGGAATACGTCTTCGTCTGTGGATTAGGTCCACCGCTAACTGTTACAACGACTGTTTCTGATACTGTAGCCATCGTTTGTCCTTATGTTGGAGTCGTCAGTTTGGTCGGAATTGAGCCCGACGTTGGCGACAAAACCAATGCCCCATCCTCATAGATCGTCCAATGAAATGTTGCGGAAGCCGTGACACCAGAATCCGTTACCGAAATCGAGAGCGAGTTGCCCGCTCCCAGACTACCCGTTGCGAACGGACCCGTGATCTGAATCTTAGCCACATGGTTTACGAGGGATGTGACCGTAGCCGTGAACCCACCGCTGACGATGATCCCAAGCTGACCCGGGCTGGTGCTAATTACGTTCGTTGCAACAACATAGAACGACAAGTTCTGATGTGGCAACTGGATCGCCTGCACGTTGCCGTTGTCGATGTAGCCGAGGATGCCCAGTGAAGTGCTATCCGTGAAGTCGATACCTGTCTGAAGCGTCAGGCCCGAAACGACCTGAAGAGCAAACGGACGATCAGTGTAAGCACCCGTTGTGTCGGTCACGCGGAACGTGACAACTTGGTTATACCCGACTTGAAGCGTGGTGCCCGAAATCAGACCCGTGCTGCTCAGATTTAACCCTGTCGGCAGCGTACCTGCGAAGATCGAGAAGACGTAAGGCGTGTGTGGGCTGCCCGACGCATTCAATTGGAGCGAGTACGGCACGCCTGCGACCGCATTCGGCAATACGAGCGGGGCAATGAACATCAAGCCCGAAGCCTGCGACGTGATCGTGATGCTCTGCGTAGTCTGGTTCGGCGGCACGAGGCTGTCGCTCACCGTGATGTTGAATGCCTGACTGAACTGAGACGTTGCAGTGCCCGAGAGTTGGCCCGAAGTAACGCCGCTCGACGCCAGCGAAAGTCCGTTGAACGGGAATGTCGGCACACTTGTCCAGACGTACTGGTTGTAACCATCCGTATTCAAGCCGACTGGCACGCCACGCTGAGCGATAAGCTGGATCGGACCATAGGAGCCTGTGATGATTGCATTCGGAACTGGGAACGGATATCCGTTCGGCGGGTTCGTAGCTGGTACGAAATCCCAACCAACAATGCTGAGGTTGGTGCCCGTGGTGAACGGAACAATCGCCTCTGCCGTCAGACCTGTCGCATCTACCGCAATGACGCGAACCTGCCAAGGGTTGGCTCCCGATGCTCCCGTGAGAATGGCACCCGAATACGTACCCGAGATGGTTGCGGTCGAACCCGTAGCGTCAGCCTGCAACTGCAACCCAGCGGGGAGAGGCTGTGCGAATTCTTCTGGTGTGGTAACGCTCGGTGCCACTTCCCACTGTACGGGCGTGGTGAATGATCCCGTGAGTGCAAGAGTCGCGTGGTATGGTTCACCACGAGGAACAACACCGACACCTGATTGGTCAATGCCGATCTGCCACGTGCCCGTCAGAATATTGAACGACTGAGTTACAGTCGTCGGAACCGTATCTTTCAGCGTGATCGAGATCAGTGTTGGGTTCGGGGTGTACGTGGTGCCGTTGTATGTGCCGAAGAAGTATCCACCAGCGACCGTGTAGTATGGAGCAGAACCGTTAGGTGCTGCGGAACCCAGCGTCACCTGCGTGGCACTGTTCCACGTGCAGGAGTAAGGAATGTTGTTGATGACAATCTCGGTCAAGCCGACTGGGAACTGATATGACGGTGACCCGGAGAACGACGTGCCTGTGTTCCACGTTGCGGT